ACCTACAGGCACCTAACCGGTTTGCGATCTCAAAAAACTCTTTGTCCATCATGTTACATTTTTACTTTTACGTTAATAGTACCTTCCAGGGCATCAACCGTGCCTCTAGTGTTTTCCGATATCTTACCGGCAACCTCTTTGATCTCTCTCGTATTCTCGGCGATCCGATCGGTATTCTTTTCCACTTTATCTGATAGTTCGCGGATGGCCTTCACATCTTCCCAACCTCTGGATTGCATATCATAGATCAGCTTCATTTGTTCCCGGATCGGTTGCATACTGCCGCGGATGTCTTCCAACAGGGCACGGACGGCCCCGGTCTGACCGGCCAACAAGTTTATGCTTTCTTGAGAGGCTTTGGCATATGCGCCTTTCAGGGTATTTTCGGATATATCTTCTTCTTTCTCCGGCTCTTCCACCTTATCTTTCATTAGGCTATCAGCCCAACCGAACTGCCAGTCAATCTCCTTTTGCAGTTCTTCCGCCATGTTATAGATATAATCCTGTTCCCAGCCGGAAAGGACATTGTCGGCATAGAACTCCTTCAGCTTGTCACGGATCTTCTCCATCGCTCCGGAAGATTCCGTTGCAGCCTTGATGGATTCTGTGACCATCTGCCGCATCATCTTCTTGACGGTATCTTTCGCCGATTCTGCCCGGTCTTCACCGGAAGCCCATGCTTCGGCTTGTGCGTTAGCGAAGTTGTCAATGGCGGATTTCAGGTCTTCACCGAAGATGGCATCTTTGGCCTTCTCCTTGTTGTCCGCTATGGCTTCGTTTATCTCGTCAATTTGGCTTTGCCATTCTTTTATCCTATCCTTATCGGTATTCTTTTTATCCTGTTCTTCACGGATTTGTTGTTGGATTAAAACTTTCTGTTGTTCCAACAGTTTGTTCTGCTGATCGATCAATCGGGAAGCATCATTCGAATAAGCCTTCTGAATGGATTTATCCAATTTTTCGTATGATTTATCCAATGTGTCGATCTGATCCTGCAACCGCTGGATACGTTTTTCGTTCTTCTTGTCATGGATTTTGGCGATGGCACCGGCCAAAGATGTAACAACGCCAATGGCAGCACCGGCAGACGCACCGATCGGACCGAACATGGAACCGGCTTTCGCACCGTTCATTGCAGAACTTACAGTGTCCATAGCCACACTGAAACCTTCGGCTATCCCGCCGAATACACCACCAAACGAATCTCCGAGCTTCGAAAACGTATCAGAAAGGAACTGTCCGGCCTGCATGATCTCATTCATGCCCTCCTCTATCTCAGCCAAACCCTCTTTTAACTTCTTGGCATCACTTTCAGAGGTAAATACTTTTTTTAGGCCATTTGAAACTTTATTAAAAGAGGTTTCCATTTGGTCGGCTTCACGGCGGACATTGGCTATTTCATCCTTGATGGCCTTCAACTGATCCGGTGACTTGCGAAGCACATCAAACTGCTCTTTGGTAATACCGAATGAATTATCAGATGAATATTCCCCTCTTTCAAGAAAAGACAAGAATTTTTCCGCTTCATCCGCAATGGCACGAATAGAGGTGATATTCTTTTTACTCATATCATCAAACAGCCGGGTGATAATGGAGGTACTCTTTTGGGCTTCATTATCCACGTCTGCCAGTTCCTTTTTCATACCTTCTGCAAGGGAAAGCCGTTCCCATTTCGTTGTAGCCTTTGCTATTTTCTCATTATAAATAGCCGTGATAGCCTGACGCTTTTTCTGATACGAGCCGTATTCTTTCAGGTATTCGTTCATGGCGCGTTTCTCTTCCTCCAGTTGTTCCTTATTCACATTGGAGGTCGATTGCTCTCGTTTAACGTATGAATTGACCAAAGCGGTACGGATCTCCACAGTCTGCTCTTTGCTCAGTTTGCCGCCTTGCGCGTCTTTCCATTCTTTCTCCTTGGCGAGTATGGCTGCGATCTCATTGTCATAGTCAAGATAAATTTGGGCAATCTTCTTGTCGGATCCTTCTTTCATCAAGTCGATTTCGGACTGTTGATTTTGACGGCGGAAGGAAAGAAGTTCGTTAGCCAATTTCTTCTGTTGCTTGATTTGATTTTCAGCATTCTTATCTTTTTTATTTGAACTGGAGTATTTGTCTATTTGATCCTGAGCCTCCTGTATCTGTTTGGTATATTCATTCCATTCTTTTGAATTTTTCTTAGAAATATCCAAAGCATCACGAGCAACTTTAGCATCTTTTTTCAGCTTTTCCCAGTAGGATTTATTCCTTGTTTCTTCCTTTGTAGTTTCAGTTTTTGTCTCTGATAATTTTCTTTTGAAATCATCTAATGCTTTTTGTTGACGTTTAAGATATGCCTCTTCTTCTGCAATAGCTTTATTATTGTTGACTGTTAATGGTACTCCCGTTGATGGTGACACACCTATAAGCCTCCCATTTTCTTCTCGCAACCTCTTTAATCTCGAAATAGATTCATCTATATTCCGGATATAGGAATCATAAGTATTTGTGTCACGCTCTTTGTTTAATAGCTTATTTGCCTCCGCTAAATCAAGTACAGCTAACTCTTCCCGTTTATATGCTCCTGTTATAGCAGGTGATAGTTTTTGTAATTGTTCATAAGCGGATATTTTAGCTAATTCCGTTTCTGCCTCATCTTGCATTACACGTATTAATGATTCAACTTTATTCTTTCGTTCTTCCTCACGTTGAATCATCTTATCCTGTTCTTCGTTGAATCGTTTTTGCGCTTTTTCTGCCGAAGTGATACTTGTAGACATAGCCAACATTGTAGCGGAAAGTCCTGCAACCACCGTAGCGAGTGCAACGTATGGATTGGTTATCATAGCTGCATTTAATGCTAATTGAGCCTTACGAGCTAATATGCGAGCATTAGTAAGCCCTATCTCAACAATAGTATGTTTACTTTCAGCTGCTGTTACAAGCATTACCGCTGTACGATATGTTCCGTATGTTGCGATCAGACCGACAAGTACCTTTCCAATAGTTTCATAGTTATTTATCAAAGAAGTGGTTGTTTGAATCCCTTTTATTATTACATCTTCCGACTTTTGTCCCAATTCATTAAAAACACCATCCATTGCATCTTGCATCATTGACAACTGGCCATTGATAGTCCTTGAAGCGTTCTCTGACATCTGATAGAACTTTCCGCCTGCGCTTGTAGCGTCAATAAACGCCTGTTGTACCATTTCTGCGGAAATTGCTCCATTGGACATTTCTTCTTTAAGTGCAGCAATAGATTTTCCTGTTTTGTCAGACATGATTTGTAACGGATTGAATCCGGCATTAATCATCTGATTAAGATCTTGCCCCATCAACTTTCCTGCTGCCGACATTTGAGAGAAAGCCAACGTAAGCGAGTTAAACCTTTGGGTATCTCCCATAGAGACATCGCCAATAGCCTGTAAATAACGTGGTACTTTCTCGACCTCGATATTAAAGCCTAACATCATCTGCGTAGCTTGGGTTACATCAGAAAACTCAAGAGGAGAAATCTTTGCATATTCACGGACTTGTGACATAAGTTCATCCGCCTTTTCTTTGCTTCCAAGCAAAGTTTGAATAGCGGTGTCTACTGCTTGAAACTCGCCACGAACACGAACCATGTTTGACAGAAACTCCTTAATGGAGTATCCTCCCAATAATTTTTTGCCGACATTAGACATCGCTTGTTCTATCTGCTTTGTCACACCGACATTCTCTATACCCTCCTGTCGATATAAAGTATACTCGTCACGTAGTTTTTTTACCGATAGTCGTGCATTAGCCTGTTCTTGCGTTAATCCAAATAAAGCAGCTTTCTCTCCATCCAAGGCCTTGCGTGCAGCGTTGTATTCTTCCAATTTCTCATTAGCGGACAATGGATTTCTTTTCAATGCAATACGATAGGCCTCTCCAAGTCGTTTTACATCAGTCTCTACATCTTTAATAACAGCTTTTTGAGTGATAATTTTTTCTGATAATCCGTTTACAACTTGCGAAGCATCGAATATTTTCTTTTTAAAACCTTGGTTTATTTCATTGCCTGCACGTACTGCGGAAGTGACAAGAGAATCCAATTCTTTCGTATTTTTAGCAAGTTGAACTTCCATTGCCCGGAAAGTAGCCGGAGAAGTATTACTATCCATCCCGGCAATAGTAGATTTTAACTTATCTATCTCTTCCCGTAACTTAATGACTTTTTGATAGTCTGCTTCTATGTGAAACGCTAATTTAGGCATACATCAATGTTTTGGATAAAAGTACATCAGACCAATAAAGTAGTAGAATTTTATGGGAATAGATACATGACAATGAAAAGATTGTCGTGAATATAGAATCATGCTCCTCTTTTTTGTCTCATAAGATCCTTTCCCGACATCTTTTTTACTTCAGTTTTCTCTTTGTCCTCATAGACAGCCCTCGGTTTATCAGCACTCATCAAGAGCAAAAGAAGATAAGGAAGATCCTCATACACCTCCCTGTAAGAAAGGTTCAAATTTTCCATGAATAAGGTAATACTTCCTACGATGGTATTGCCTCCTACTACTTGGGTTTTACTATCAGATTTGCCAGCTCCATCGCTAACTGGCAGACTACGAAAAAATCACGTCCGGTTATTAACTCAAAAGCGACAAAATACGCTTGCAATAATTCTTCTTTAGAACCTGAAAGCATCTGCCGTTCGAGGCTTTCAGCTCTTTTTTGATAATTCGGGACATCACCAACCACCAAGAATGAAAGTCCCTTGACGATATTCTCCAAATTGACAGGAGCAACCTTCATTAATTCCCGCACAGTGCCATTTTCCGGTAAATCGACCTTACTTAAATATTGGGTAGCCCTCATTATCACTTTGATAGAAGGAGCTTTGATTACATATACTGTTCCCCCTACAACAATAGCTTTTCCATAAGTACCGGAAAGTAACTCTGATATGTTTTTTGAAACCTCACTCATAGTTTAAATATTAGAGGGTGATTGCTCACCCTCGTCATTAACTTATCCACCCAAAGTTGTATCCTCCCCGTCTTCCCAGCGCTCAATAGGAACGCCGGCTTTGGTTGGTTTCAACGCCGTAAAAACAAGGGCTAAGCCAATTGCTTTTTCATTCGCTTTACCAGAAGCAGAAACACCAGCACGAGGAAAAATAATTTTCACACCATCTTCAGTTGTGGCACGGACGGTAAACTCTTTACTCTCTACATGGTCGGCACGCTCCCATGTGCCCGGCTTACTCTCTGACCCCGCTGTAAACTTACCACCTTGGAATTTAGCCTTAGTCTCAAGATCATACATACCAATAGAAGCATTGATCTTAACCGCACCCGGCTTTTTAGAGGAATAATAGGTATTTCCAGCTACATCTTTGTAATCCTTAACCTCCGGATCTTCATCCTCATAAGTGAAGGTGTCCTCATGAACTACCGGGACTTCTTCAAAAACAGAACCTTCGGTACCACCAGCCCCGATCGGCGCAACCTCCAGCTTCTGAAGGTTTACCACCACAATTTTTTTATTCTCTGCCATAACTATTTTACATTTAAAACTTCAAACAAAACACTAACATTCACATAATGACACTTTAAAGCAGTGTCCGCTTCCGTTCCTATATTATAGATAGAATAGCGATAAAAAGAACCATTATAGGAACCTGTACTCCTTAATATCTTCATAGCTTGTCTTTCAAGCTCATTCAGTCGGATAGAGTTGGCTTCATTCTCGCTTAAATTGGGTACACATAGATTCACTTCTGCGAAAGACTTCTTCCAATACTTTCCCGGCTGTTGTTTCTTCGTGTGGATAACGATTCTTTCAGAGGTCAATTCACCCGTCAGCGTTTCCCCGTTGGGTACTATGTCTATTCCGAAAGCCTTGCAATCCCGATAGAGAATGTTTCCTATGTCGGTAGTTACTATCATTCCACAATCTCCCAATCTTCTGCAAATACATCACTGATAGACGGAACCCATGAATCAGCGCGTCCAGTATTCTCATTGTAGATAAGACACTGGCTTGTATAGTCAATGAATCCTTTGCCTTTCAGAATAAGGTCTTTTGCTGATTGCGGAAGAGATTGCATCTTAGGGATAATGTCGCTATCAATATGAGCTGGCACTTGTTTGAATACCATCAAACCTTTACCGTTCCAACCACTTCTACGAACAGCCCCACCTTGTTTTAACACTTCGATAGCATCACCGAAGCCCATTACGGATGAATCATCGGCTTTATCGTATGTTTTCTCAAAAATGTCCGGCTTGCAAGGATAAAACTCCCCGTTTACTCCCTTGATGATGTAATCTCCATAATTTGCAAGCATTTTGCCTTCAAGCGTTTCGATGTACACACCAAGATAAGGCTCATTGGTGTTGCCATTCTCGTCTATACCGAAGTCGGGATTGTGTTTCGGTACGGGAGTTCCGCCCATAAAATCACATACAACATCGAAGTTGTCTGTTGTCAACCGAATGGCTTCAATTACTACTGGTTTCTTTCTGTATTTCATTTTTCAAATTCTTCTTTTAACCGTTTCTCCGCATGAAGAGCGGCACCACTTAAAACATCATACCCTTTAGATTCTACGAATGATGCGTATTCCGCTTCGTTTTTCAATGTCAAACCGTCTTTATCGACATCGTAATCATTGGACGTTCTCAAAGTGAGTGTATGGTCCTGATAATCGCCATGTTCCTCTGCGTACTTCACAGCTTCATCACCTACATCAATCATCTTCTTTTCGACCTCCCATTCTCCTTCATCGAAAAAGGAGTCGACATCTGAGAAATCGAAATCTACATCCATAATTCCGAGTAGTTAAAATAGTTTGTACTCTTTACCGTGTAGACTTCGCCTTGACCTCTTACGCCATCACCATCCATGCAACGTACTTCATCACCAGCCTTGACAGTAATTCTCTTCTCACACACCACATGATAATTCGGGCGATACACAAAGCCGTTATCAGATGAAAACTCTTTGGTTGTGTTATCATCACAACGGCACTTACATACATCCTGCCAGTATTCACCACCTGTTCCGGGAATAGGTCTGCCAAACTCATCCTTATCCATCGGGGTGATAACTTTTACCTGCAATATGTGTGGAGCGAATATCATAAGAAAGTCACTTTAGGTTTGTTACCCAGTTCGTCTTTCAAACCGTACTGTTTACACAGCCATGAGTACAATTTCATTAGGCTATCAACATGATTAGACCAAGACACAGAAAATCCGCTTTCGCTGACCGAAGATGGATTTTGTATCATCCACGGAATTTGCTTGGCACAAGCGACCTCTAATCTTGCCCTATTTTCCTCGGCAAAAGGTTCTTCGCCATCCAATCCCGTTCTTGAAAGTATATTTTCAACTACAAGATTAGACGGGGGATTCTTATCAAATACGCTTAATACAAACTCCTTGTTACTCATGACTGTTATCAATCAATATGGTGTAATCAGCTTACTATATGCGGTATAGCTATAATGCGTGCAATACTTTGATTTATAGATATATCTGAACGGACATTTGGGAACATTAATTCGTATCCCTTGAATAGCCGCTTCCTCTTTTATCGAACACATCATAGCCGAGTTATTTGCAACCAAGAATATAGTCTGTGGCATGGTTAGTACAACACAATCAGCCGGAGCCGTTTCCAAAGTGATAGACTGAATATCTGGTAAATCAACATCAACCGATGGATTCACGTATTCACACTTAGGAGATTCCACACTTGATGCCTGCACGCTCAACGAAACCAA